GGGGGTCGAGCTTGCCGGTTTTCGCGATCTCGGCGAGCTTCGCGTCGTTTTCCTTTTTGAAGTCCTCGCAACCCTTCGTCAGGTTGTTGACGGCGGTCATGATCGCTTCATTCGACGGCGCGCCGCCTGCGTCCTTTGCGATGTAAACGCCGCGCGTTGCGGCCGCTTGCCTAGCCATGTGTTTTAAGTCCCCTACTTGGTGAGCGCGGCCCGCGCCCGGTTGATCGCGGCGACGAGATTGTCGCCCGCGATTTTATCGGCCGCCTTTTGGATCTCGGCGGCGATAGCGTTCGCCCCGGCGTCGTCGCCAAGGCTTTTGACTGAGGTCACGCGCGCTTGAGGGAGCGCGGGAATGGATACGACCGAGATCTCGAGGAGCTCGACCTCGAGAAAGCGGCGGCCGAATGAGTTCGGCGCGACCGGTTCGGCCTTCGTCGATATGAAGCCGATCGAGAGCGCCTCGAGCGCGTCGATCTTCATAAGCTCGTACGTCTCGAGGCCTTTCTCGACCTTGAGCGCAAGCTGTCCGCGCACGAACAAGCCCTTTTTATCGGCCTTGATCTCTTGCCAGGCGCCGCAAATCTGGCGGCGGTCGTGATCGCGGAACATCTTTACGATCGACGGCTTTTTGAGCTTGCCGAGGAACTTGTCGAAACAGCCCGGCGCCATCACGTCGCCGTCGCGGTCGAGCTTGTCATATAGCGACGCATAGCCCTCGAACGTGCCGTCGTCGGTCAAGGCCTTGGTGAACTCGAGCGAGACGTCGAAAGACTTCGTTGCCTCGAGCGTCGGCGCTTCCTTCCGGATCAATTCACGCATTGCTTCCCCCAATGAGCGGAGCGCCGTCGAGGATCTCGAGCGCGGCGGCGAGATCTTCGCCGGTGAGTAGTTTTTTCAGGCGCGCCCGCATTGCGTCGCGTCCGGCCTGGTCGATCGGCGCGTCGATAATCATCGGCGGCATGTGCTCCGACTTCTCTTTCGCCTTTCGCATGTACGAGCCCCGTTTCATGTCGCGCTCGACCATTGCGGCGACCGCGTCGATCAAGTCTTTGTGCTCGGCGAAAAACGCGCGCGTCGACGGGTCGAGTTTGTCGAAACGCTTAATCAGGCCCGCTTGTTCGAGGCCTTGCGCGACGCCCTGATAAAGCACGTTCACCGCGTCGCGGCGGCCCGTCTTAGATCCGCGTATGATCTCGACGAACCTCGCCTCGACCTTTTTGTAAGCACGCTTAGCCGCGCCGTCGACCGCAAGCGTTAGCTGTCGGCCGCCCTTGACCAGGACCTCGGACTGAAACGCCGAACCGTTGACGCCGTGCGCCAGCATACGATTGACGCCATTGCGCGAGGCGACGCCGTAGTCGGCCCCGCTGAGTGGGCTGTCGGTTCTCCCCTTGTCGGGGTGATTGTGATGCACCGTAAAGCGTCGGCGCTCGAGATCGAACAAGTCGCCGTCAAACTCGAACGGCCAGCCGGTCGAGCCCTTCTCGCCCCACGTTCCCGCCAGCGTGCGCCCGGTGCGCTCGTCGACGATCGCGATCCACTCGTTCCCATCCTTCGCGCCGTTGCTTCGCACATAACGCCGACCGGCCGCGTTCGCCTGCGCGAGCGCGGTCCCTTCCGGCCGGAGCTCGTCGGGAGACTTGCCCTCATTGAATGCGCGCCGAGCGGCCGCGTGATCCCAATTGCGAAGCGGCACGGCGTCGACCTCGACGATCCGCGTCCCGCTGAAAACCTCGTCGCTCACGACGACCAGGCGCGAGCCGGGGATCATGATCGGCCGACCGTTCGGCGTCACGACGTCGATCTCATGCGCCGCGCCGGTGTTCCGGATCTTGAGGAACACGCTCTCGCCCGTCCTCATGCGCGGCGTTCGGTTCGCGACGAACGGCGTCTCGAGATCCGGCAAGAGATCCGGCTCGATCGTGTCGCCTGGTTTGAACCTCATTCCCTCGAGCGGCCGCGTCGAGATCTCGACCCTCGCGCCGAGCGCGTCCCGGCCCTCGACCGTGTTCAAGGCGCGATCGGCGGCCATGGCGACCGATCGGCCGCCAGCCTTCAACGGCGAGCGCCCGCGAATGGCTTCCCGCGCGTATAGGTCGAGCGCGAGACCCTCCTCGAGATTCGCCTCGGAGCCGCGCGGAACGCTGTTACGGGTGCGCGCGTTTAGGTCGCGCGTAAATCTGTCGGCGCGATCGCGGAGCGGTGCGGCCGGACCTCCGGCGAGCTTCTCGATCCCCTTGCGCAAGGCCTTTCTATCGGCGGCCGCCTTGCTGTCGGCGGCCTGGTCGACGCCGGACCAGCGCGCCGGTGCGTCTTGCGGCGTCGGCTCCGGCGCATCGGCTGGCGCGGGTTCCGGCACGGCGTCGCCGATCGGCCGCGCTTGCGGAATACGATCGGCCAGGCGCGCCGGTACGAACACCGACACGCACCGGCAATTGATCACTTCCCGGCCAGGCCCGAGCGGATCGCCAGGGAAGCGCAAGGCCGCCCCGCCGACGATGAACGAGCCCTCGAGCCCTACCCGCTGGCCGTTCGCGGCCGCGTGCGAAGGGCGAACCCGCGCGTCATGCGTCGAGCGCCATTCCTTCAAAAACTTGAGGCCGAACCGTTCGGCCTGGCGCGTCGCCTCTTGCCATTGCGCCCACCCGGCCGCCGCGTGCAATTCGGTCCGCGCGATCGTGCGCGCCCTCGACTTGCCGATCGTGCCGCTCAACGCCTCGCGAATATCTTTCGCGGCCGCGCGAGGATTGCGGCCAGGCTCAGCCGCATCGGCGAGCACGCGGCGAATGACCGTCTTTTGCGCCTCCTGAAAGCCCCGCGCTCGCGTGAGGCTCATCGTCGCGGCGTACCGCACGCGCTCGGCGCGGAACGCCTCGGCGTCTTTCGATCGCTCGACCAGGTCGCGCACAAGCGCGGCCGCACCATCCATGACGGCGAGCATTCGCGCCCGTAGCACGGTGACGGCCTGGCCTGGCCCGATCTCATCTAGCGCCGCGATCGGGTCGAGGTCGGCGTTTGCAGCGTCAACGGCGCGCGCCGCCCATTGCCCCCATACATTCCCGAGGTCGCGCTCGAGCGCCTTCTCAGGCCCCGCAAGAGTGCGCCAGAACGCGGCCTCGAGACTTTGGGCGAATGCCGCGAGCGCCGCCTCAGTTGAGCGGCGCGCTTGCGTCGGCATTCGGATCTGTTTCGCTCATGTCCGGCGCGACGATCGCCGCGTCGATCGGGACCATGTTCGCCGGAACGAAAAGCGTCCCGACCTTTGGTTCCGCCTCGAACCCGGCCGCCTCGCGTTTCTCCTCGGCCGTGAGAAAGGTCGCGTTCTCGAGCATTTCGAAAAGGTCGCGGCGCTCTTTCGAGAGGGCCGGAATGGCGTCCTCGTCGTACGCCAGGCGCAAGCCCTCATTGCGCGGGGTCGCCAGCCAGGCCGTGAGGCCGCCCGTCCACCGGCGCGCACGCGGGAGGATTGTCTCGCGCCAAAAAGCCCGGTTCGCCTCCTCGTAATTGGCGAACGTGTTGTCCCCAGGAATGCCGAGCAAGAGCGGCGGCACGCCGAACGCGAGCGCGATCGTGCGCGCCTCTGCGGCCGAGGCGTCGTTAAATTCGAGATCCTTGAGGTTGATCCCCATTGATTGCCACTTGAGGCCGCCGCCGAGGATCAAAGGGCGCCCGATATTCTCGACGCCGGTCATGCGTTCTTCGATCTCCTTTCGGAGCTCGTCGCGCTGCGGTTGCGACAAAACCGAGCCACCCTCTTTGTCGCCCTCGAACACGAACGCGCCCGACGGCCTGGCCGAATTATCGAGCAAGGCTTTCGAATAGGCCTTTTGGCTATTCGCGATGTCGATCGACGCGAGCGCCGCCTCGGCCGCGCCCATTCCATACCAGTCATTCAACGGGTGAAACTCGCGCGCGTGCCAAATCGGCCGGATCTTCTGAGGGTCCGGCGTCATGTCGAACGGCCGCTCGAACCCGCCGTTTTTGTACGTGTACGTTCGCGGCCACCCCTGCGCGTCCGGCGTGATCGTCATGCGATCCGGCCGGTGCGAATAAAGCTCGATCACGTCGAGCGTTCCGAGCCGCGTCAATGCCTCGAGGTACGAGTTCCCGGCCAGGTCGAGATATGACGACCAGGACGCGACAAGTTCCTCGTATGACATGAGCGGATTAGGCGCGGCGAGCGCCGTCAAGATCGGGTGCTCGACGAGCTCGCTCTCGTTTGCGCCCGCGCGCCTGGTGCGCTGATAGAGCTCGATCGGGATCGACGAGAGCGCCTCGGCTTTCTTGCGAACGCACGCGAAAACGATCGCGTTCCGCATAAACGATTGTTCGGCGATCCTGGCGTAATCGCGCGGGGTCCAAACCGGCTGGCCGACGTTATAAGCGACGATCGCCCGCGCGGCGGCCGAGGCCTTCGCGTTGAATGCGCGGCCGAGATTACGCCAGAAACTCACGACGCCAGCGCCTTATGCGCTTGCGGGTGCAAGAGCGCCCGGCCGAGCTCGTGCGCATTGGCCGTCGGGATCTCGATCGACACGAACCGCAAGTCGGCCGCCCTGGTCGTGAGGATGAGCTCGCCCGTCTCGCGATCTTGGAACAATTGCACGAATTGCGCGAACTCGCCCGGCGTCGACGGGGTCGGCGCGGTGTAACCGAATATCTGTTCGACGTCGCGGTGACGATCCACGAGAACCCCCTACAAAACCCATGGCGCCGCGCGCGGCGTGACGACGAGCTCGGTCGCCGCCCATACGAGCGCGTCGAGCCTGTCCGGCGAGTAACCCATCGCGCCGCGATCAAAGTCCGGCGTGAATGCACAAAGTTGATCCTCGAGCTCGGCGAACGCGCCGACATGGTGCGCGCGGCCTTGTTCGTACAATGCCGACACCGGCTCGGCGCGGACTACCTTCCCGCGCGTCGCGTGCACGAGTTTGACGTTCATCGTCACGCCGAGGGACTGACACGCTTGCGCGATCGTTCCCTTGACCATTTCGCCGCCCTGGTTTGCCTCGGCGACGATGCGATCCGCCTTGACG